CCTTATGATATTGGAGTGACTTAACCTTTTCGTTCTAGCCATCAGAGCATAGTACTTAATTTAAGTACTATGCGGTAACGCAGACAATTTTTTCCAATCCGAAGATCGGACTGGAAAAAATCGCTATCTTATATTCGCAGGGAATTTACGCACTGCCCACCATCTTCTTCGCCGTCGGCATCATCGGGCCCGAGCCCGCCTGGAATCCCTCCATCTTCTGCACGATCTTCCACACCATCTTGTAAGTCAGGTGGAACACGAGGGCAAACACGACGGCGTGCGTGGCGGCAACAACCAGCTTAGAGGACTTCGGGGGCAGAGACAGGAGCACGCCGGGAGTCAGCACGAAGAACAGAACGGCAATGTAGACGAACATCAGAGGATTGAACATTTGTATACTCAGTGTTTAGAAAATATTCGGGGGAGGGGTGGCCCCTAGCCGGGACACTTCCACGCAATATACGCATTGAGGGTCCAGGCCAGTATGAGCCAGGCCGTATAGGGTAAAAACAGGAGCTGAGCACCCCCCTTCAGCATCCTCTGCGTTTTCAATGCGAACCATATCATGGCGGAAAGAATAATCAGCGCGAACGTGGGACTCTTTGAGAATACCGGGACCCAGGAAAGATTGAGAATCAGGCCGATAATGAGAACATCGCGGAGTCCCACCTTATTCCAGTGTGTCACTATGGTATAAAGGTATATGGTGTAGAGAACGGGCCAGACGAACTTGAAAACGTAATTCGGAGGTTGCCACGGAGGTTTAACACATTTATCAAACGACGATGACATTATGCTACCTAAGCACGAGATTTATCACTCATACAGGCGATGTTCATACGATATGAGGTTCTATCAACTATTCCGCACTATCTGGCAATCTTACCTTGGCTACCTATGATCACTACAAACTATCAGAATATAACGTATCACAACATCGTATTTTTATCTACGACTTTATCGGTGTTATGGCACGTGTACGAAGAGCCGATGCATACTGTGCTCTACTATGCGGACCATATGGGCGCCTTCGTATGGTTCCTCTATGATCTCGAGCTGACGTCTCGTATGTCGGAGAGGGCCCGGGCCACGATCGTCTTATCGAATATGCTCGTCTTCATCCTCTTTTTGCTGTCGAACTCTATGGGTAAATACCACAGTGAATGGCACATAATTTCCGCGCTGAAATGTATGATCGTCTCGCTAATCGCGACCACGGTTTAATACGCGAAGAGCATGCCGCCACGCCCCGCGTACACCCGGAAGATATTATACGTCTCTGCCCAGCACCACACGACGTAACGGGGAACGCTCACAGGCGCAGAACAGCCGGCAAATGGCTTCATCTCGAGGTCTAGGGATATGCTCGTGATCTTGTCGAGGTTCGCCTCGCCACAGGGATACGAGGGATCCAGGTGGCCGTGATTGAGTCCGAAATGGAGCGAATAGACGTAGCGGTTTATATAGGGGGATTTCTTCATCTCGGTAGAGGGTATGAGAGAGCGGAATACGGAGGGGCTGAGCGTGGAGTAGCGGACGAGACTCCCTTCGTACATGAGCTGTATGGATTTTATGGGCTCGGAATTCCGGAAGACGAATCCGGGCTCCAAGGGCGCCGGCGATTTCGTATTGATCGGAGCCGCGTTCGGCCACCATAGGTGTCCGGGATCTGCGGCACCGGATAAGTCCCGAGTGGCGAGAAAGGGCGCATTATACGAGGGGGCCTCATACCGGTTCGCATAGAAGAGGATATTCCGCGTGGGATTCGGAATCCGGAGAGGGACGGACGCCATGGGGGCGGCCGAAGTGTCGTACGGCTCGAACGCGTAGTGTTGTGTCACGGGGACTTCAATGTCGGAGATGCGGAATCTGTTGGCTTCCGGGGCGTCCAAGTAGATATACTCGGCAATAATATAGGCATCTTTGATGAGGAGTGGGCCGGGCATGGCGACGTTCGGAATGGGCGTGGCCGGGACGGCGACGGCGGGATTGCCCACGGCCCCGGCGACAGCAGGAAGGCCGTAGACGCTGCTGCTACCACCGGCCGTATAGAGTTTAGCGCGCTCTATAGGAAAATAGCGGGATCCGGCGACATTCGTCGGGTTCTGTGCGAGTCCCGTACTGACGACGAGATTTGCGACCGGGTTGAATGCGATGGTGAGTTTCACGGGGTCGACGGCGAGGGCATCAATGGGTAGGGCGACCCCAGAGTCTCCGCGGGAGAACCAGAAGGGAAGGGGTGTGTAGGTGACGACAGGGTCAGTAGAGGCCACGGAATAGTCGGGGAAATTCGTCATGTTTCTCCGCACGAGTTGATTAACGAGCGGGACCTTCTCTAGGGGTGTATAGAACTCGTCGAGGACCTCCAGGAGTCGTCCGTCGATTTGTTCAACGCGGACACCTCCTATATCGAGGGTTGCCGTATTGACGAGGGCGTGGCCGAGAGAATTCGTCCACGTCCACGTAGGTCCAAGAAAGGCTGCGCCTCCGGTCTCCGCCGCGGCCCTTTGGGTCGTGAAGATGTCGGGATAGGAGCAGACGAGAAATAGGCGACTAATGAGATGGCCCTTTCTAGGGAGTGTGATTACGGCCTTCGTGCCGAAATTCGGCTTCGTGTCGAAATCCAGCCGAACCCACTGCGTCGTGAAACGTCCGGCTTTTATGAGGACGGTCGTAAATAGGCCGACGTTCGGCTGCCCTTTCGGAGAAAGAAGTCGCGAGTCTTGTATACCACTATGCAAGACTCGCAACAGCGCTGCGACCATACTATTTAGTTGGTGCTTTGTTTATTTAGATGGCGCGTTTAATCCTCAAACAGGGGGTTCGCAAGGCCATTCGCGAAGCGGAGCCAGTTGATTTCCATACAGAACACTTTGATCTCCCAGTCTTGGGCGAAGCTCCCTCCCGGATTTCTGATCTCCATCGTGAGTCGCATAGAATTCGCCCGAGATGCGTTGATCGATCCTGTCGGTTGGTGGGCACCCGGCTTCTCGGCGAAGGAGAGGCCGTAGATATAGGCCGAATAGGCCGCGTAGCCGCCCTTATGTTTGGCGGCGATGTGCTGTCGGAAATACTGTTCGTCGGCCTCGATCATTGTGATCCCGTTCACTTGGAGTTTGGCGGAGAGAAGCATGGGCTGCGTGAAGAAGGCCTCGGTCGGCTGTAAGGGCCATTCGGCCTCCACACGACTACTGTAATTCGTCCATTCGTTATTTGTGCCCGTTGCCTTCCGCCGAATAATCCATATGATTTCCTCCAGAGGGTGATTCGCCTCCAGAGGTAATTGTATTGTCACCGTGTCCGTCGCCGTATTCTTGGATACCTGGTACTTCGTCGGCTCATCAAATGTGAAGATCTGGAGTTCCCGATGTAGCATCTCGAACGGTTTGCGAAGAAGGTGTTCACGGTAGTCGCCCTCCAGAAGTGCGCCGTGGCTAATCAGTGCGACAGACTCCAGAGGGGGTAGGGAGGCCGCAGTCGTGCGATACATCGTAGATCCGTCGGACGTCTTCGTGAATTCGATACGCTGGTTCAGAGGGACTTCGTCACAGGACGCGCGTGCCCCTGAGATTCTACGCACGATTTCCGAGAGGGGCCGAAGCGTCACGAAGACGCGGACGGAACCCTCTTTGGCTCCAATGAGGGGCAGTGCCTCTTGGTATTTCACGCGACCGAAGAAGAAGGGAAGAGGGCAGTGTATGTAGCCGTCCTCTGTGGGGAAATTCCGGATCTTCGACGTAGCCGCAAAGTTACGCAGTGTCTGTATGGGGATCTTTCCGAGATGATCGTACGAAATTCCGAATTGCGCATTGTAGTCTGCGAAAAGGGTCGTGAAGGCGTAGATGAAGTCGCCGTCGATCGTCTCTATGGTCTTTCCGTCTATCTCGAGCTCCGCGGAGGCGATGCAGGCGGAGCCGAGTGAATTTGCGTACTCCCAGGCGTCCCGGTTCGCATCGGTATATGTAATTCGCCCACCCTCAAGATCGTTGAGAGTCGTGGAGTCCAGCCAATGTCCCAATTGGATCTGTAGGGCGGCGCCAAAGAGGAGATCGCCGTTACGAAGAGAGCCGAGATCGAAACAGAAGCGCTGGCCGAATTCCGCGGGGCCGCGAAACAGGGTCGTTTGGACGTGTGGAATGAAGCTGATCGTTTTGCGCGTGCGGTCTTTGGAAAACCAGGATTCCTTTGCCCCCAGAGGGAACAGGTAATTCTCTTGGGAGTCACGATCCGTGAGATCTAAGAGAGTTGTAATGGTTCCTGTTGGCTTCATACTAACTCAGGAGTACAAATTCGCCTTTAATTGCTGAACGCCGTGAATCCTCTACCGTCCTCAATCATGTAGAGGGACCAGGACCTCACGACAACGGTGAGTTCCAAGGTCTTCGTATCGAATGCGTCGCCGTCGTCGGGCGTGCGCATGAAAATTCGGAACGCGGGCTTTTCGGCCGTGGAGAAATTGATGGAGCCTTCGGGGACGGATACATGCGGGGCATCGCGCCCTATACCGGGTCCAAGATCCCAATTCATTTCGCCGATAGAGAAGCCCGGATCCCGCTCCTCTTTTGTGAACGGAATGAGACTGTTCCATAAAATGGGCGCAGAGGAGGCCTCGCGATCTCGCCCGGCAATAAGAAACGTCGCCGATCTGTAATAGGGATTCGTGGACGAGGACGAGGTCGCCCAACGACGATTGCGGCGAAGATTGTCCCACGTCCGCAGAAACCAGAGCATGGCGGAGGCCGGGTGTTCGGCGTCAATGATCTTCACGACCGATATTTCCGGACTTCCGGAGAACGTGAATTGGTTTTCGTACAGTACATAGTATGGTATCTCGTGTTTCTTATCCTCGTATTCGGCCCGCGATTCCGGATCAAGATAGACGTGGCGAGTTTCCAGAGTCAGCACCGGTTTTGCAATCAATTCTCGGGGGATCGGTTTAAACGTCTCGGGCGATCCACCCGTCCTGCTGAGTTTCTGGAATGCGGCCTCTTTCCACGGCGCAGGATACAGGGCCGAGCTGTCCGAGGATTCCACGCACTCCTCTAGGGTTCTCAGGACGAGTTTCAGGCGGAAATTCTGTCGTCTCATCGAGCACGAGGGGAGTCCGCGTTCGTTCCCCGGTATGGGGATCCGTAGACGGAGTCGGCCGGGCGTGGCGAGTCTGGAAATGTCCGTCGTATCTGCGTCAAATCCCCGTTGGCCTGAGAGGGACTGTGTGAGCCAGGCCGAATTCAGAGATCCGGCTGTCAAGTGACTCGCCCACATGGAATCTCCCGTGGTCTCGTACAAGAGGACCTTGTCCTGGAAGATCTGTATGCTGGAAAAGAGGAAGTAGGCGATGCCACGCGTGTAGCCGTAGCGAATACCTGCGGGTGTCTGAATGAAATTGTTCCAATCGGCATTCGCGGCGGCGATGTCGGGGGGGAGCCAGCTAGGAAGATCAATGAGAACGGTCGCGTCCATACAGATTTCTCCCGCCATGGGAAACTCAAACTCACAGGAACGCCCAAAGTCGGGGGCGTTCAGAGGGACCGTCTGGCGCAATTCATTCACGAACCCCGGACGCCGTTCGTAGCGTGTTTCGAACGGATTCAGGGCGTCCTGGAACGATTTATCCATGAAATAGACGTCCTTGTTTCCTCTGGCGATGGATTCGTACAGGGAACCTTCCATAAGTGTTCCTGCGCGCTCTGACGCCATCCTATTCAGGCCTGCGTAGATTATATCGGGACACTTAAGCGCTCTCTAGGATCTGCAGGGCGAGTCGGCTCGCCTCCTGTTCGGCCTCCTTCTTGTTTTTGGCCGTGGAAGTGGCGATGACGGTCCCCGTTGTACTCAGAACGCCCATCGTGAACGTGCGATCGTGTGAGGGGCCGTCCTCGTGGACGAGCTTATAGCGGGGGGGTTGGTGATACTTGGACTGGAAGAATCGGAGGAGTTGATCCTTATAATTCGTATTCTTCGTGATGAGTTCCATGAAGTAAATATGGCGCTCCATGACGTTCGTCACGAAGGTCTGGACGGCCTCGAAGCCGGCCCCGCCCTTCCCATAAGAGTAATAGAGGGCCCCGAGCCAGGCCTCGAACATGCTCCCGAGTAGACGGAGATTCTGGCGCCCGTTGCACATCTCCTCCACGTGGCGACTGATGACGAGCCATTCGGAGAAGCCGACCTTTTTCGCGAGTTCTCCGAGGCGATCGTTATTCACGATCTCGGTACGGAGATTTGTCATGAACCCCTCACCTTGACCGCTGAAACGCTCTTTTAGATATGTGGCGACGACGGCGCTCAGAATCCCGTCGCCGGCGTATTCCAGCTCTTCGTTGTCGTCCGCCTGTAGGGGTAGACAATTCTCTGGGCGCTCAGCAAGAACCATGGGTTCTTCCTGTTTTGACCATACGTCAGACTTGTCTACATAACTCGTATGTATACACGCCTGTCGGAATAATGAAATATTCTGTAGGGGCTTTGTTACGCCGTACTCTTTCAAAATACGGAAGATTTCCGGTTTGGGGATTTGTTTATTACGTGAATTCCACGGGTTACAGAGTTTGGGGGCTACTGGGACACTCATCTCTGTATGATAGACGCGCGTACTCTTTAGCCCGATATAGAATGTGGGGAGTATAGTAGTATGTCTCAGAATGATGTCACGCCCGAGAATCCCCGATATGAAGTATCCGTCTTCGTCATAGACGAAACGGTGAAACTGGTTGACGATTTGGATACTACTATGGTATCGTTTGCAAAAAAGTACGTGGCGAGCAATGTATCAAAGCAAGATGAGCAAAAGATGCGAAAGGTATTTGGAATGGTCTTTAATTCCTCGGCGAATTTCGACCCCAAAAACCCGAAACCACCCTGCGGGACACTTCAAATGGATTATCTTATTCGCGGATTGAATCAACGAATTCGGACATTGGCGGAAGAGGTGATTTCAGAGCGCGCAAGATTGAAAGTAGAGAAATCGGAGCCGAATGTGTATATAGATGGACTGATCCGCCGTCAGAATATGTTTGTCGAGGTTGTAAATGCCTTGCAGCACAACAAATGCGCACAGTACATGGACGTTCGTATGTATGAAAATGGGGACGTAGTGTTGAACAGTAAGGAATTCGGAGATCTGTTTACACAATTCACAGCACTTGTGCTGAACAATTTAGACAAACAGCCTCAGATACAGGACATACTGACAAAACAGGACGCGCCCAAACAGGGTGTTTTTTATGAAGGTACAAGTAAATTACTCAGCGTAGAAGGCCTATTAAAAAAGATCCAGGATAAAAAAGTGGATTCAGTGGACGATGATAAGGTGACTGGCTTATTACAGGGGTTAGAGGATGTATTGAAATTGATAAATACGCAGAGCGGCGGCAGCGGCAGCGGCAGCGGCGATATCCACTCACAGTACCAGGAAGTGAAAGCACTCTGTGAGTCCTATAAGAATTACACGATGGAGCTCGTTCTTCTTCTGATCGACAAGGGGCATATTCCGATAAAGGTGACCGAGCTTCCCGAATTATCAGAGGAGAATGTGGACGAAATTCTCGAGTACGTTATCGGCCGTCTGGAGGGCTCGGAGCCATTGACGGAGAATATATGTTCCACGTTGAAGTCGGAGTATATGCGTATCAAGGAAATTCGCAGGAAATTCTCCAGAATTCGGCGGCGGACGGCGAATCCGAACCAAATCAAATGTGGCCGCGTCTTGGACGATCTGATCGATATGTTTGAGACGCCGCGGGCTTAATTAAGAGCCCGGAATGCCCTGTGGGCCGCCTGCAGATGCTCTACGAAATTGCGGGAGGCCGCCAGATCCTGTAGACTGAGTTCCGGAATCACGATGTGGTTCAGGAGATCCGTTTCCTTGATATTCGCCATAATCGAGCCCCCTGTATACGTATTGAACTGGTGTGTGAATTCATCCGTAAAGAGGTATCGGAATACCATGAGCCGCCTCTGTTCGTCCGGAATACGTAGGCGAAACACCCCGTTCGTGGCGATGATCTTCTTCGCGTCGTCTGCACTCTCGCTGATCATACAGAAGGAGGGCTTGCCCTTCAACTTGGAGAGGAGAATGTCGTTCGGTTCGACGGAATAGGTGGCCCGATTCGGCAATTCCCAGCCGCGCATGCGGTTCGTCGTCGTATAGGTTCCTTTCTGAATCTCGGAGATGTCAAGATAGGTGTAGTCGGTTTCTTTAACCACCTTTTGTTTCCCTCCCTTGACTTTCGCAACGACGTCCTTGAGGCGGAAGTGGGGACTGGCCAGGACCTTTCGTTGCACGTTGACGAAATCGCGGAGGTACATTTTCATATTCATCGAGGCATTGTTCCGAAGGAGATCGTTGCGTTTTGCGGTCACGTATTCGGGATCAATGCGGTCCGGTTCACGGAAACGCGGCCCTGTAATCCCTTTCATGAAGGAGAGGAAGCGTCTGGCGACGTCCGGTAGAGTGTTTTCAAGGACGTTTCCGCCGGCGGCATCACGCTCGAGCTCCCCCGTATTCCGGTTCTTCTTGTACAGGGGCGGCGTGTCCTTCTTGTTCGTCTGTATGCCGATCGCCCCAATACTTTCAACGAAGATGTCGTAGTCGGCCTCGGGCGGCACGGTCGTCTTTTGTATGATGAGGAGGCACGTGTCGACACCTGTGCCGGATCGCTTGAACGTTCCGTCGGGGAGAAAGAAGACGCCGAGGAGTTTATGATTTACAAGTAAGTCTCGGCGCACGTGCTCCTCTGTCTTGTTTGTGAGGTAGCCCGTCGGTAGAATGATGGCGAGGACCCCGTCCTCTAGGAGGAAACGGAGTGACTGTTCCAAGAAGAGTACGCCGAGTTGTTGGGACTTCTTGTCGCGGCCGTATTGGTAGTGCTGGAGTACGCTGGCCCGCTTCTCTACGGTCTTTACACCGAAGGGAGGATTCGTGATCACGATCGGGAATTTCGGGCTCGCCGGCTGGAGCAGAGTGTCCCGCGCGTCAAATAGGCATCGTGTGGGAGGGACGCCATGCAGGAGGAAATTCAGCCGGGCCAACTCGATCGCGTCCTCGCTCCTATCGTAGCAGTGATAGGCGGCGGCGGGAACATTCATGATGAGGTCGCCGGACCCGGAGGCGGGTTCCAGGACGGAGTCACAGGGCAGAAAGAGGGAGCCGAGGAACTCGCTGATCGTGCAGGGCGTGTAGAACTGGTCCAGAGAACGTTGCAGAAAGGTCTCGCCGAACTTCATGAAGAAGGCCTGTATGGCGTCACCGGAACGAAGATCGGCGCCGCCGAGGAGCTCAATGATCTCGGGATCGGCAGTAGAGCCCTCGTACGTTTCATAGATCGTGTAGTGTTGGAGGACCCCTTTTAGTTCCATGTAGCGGGAATTCGGATCCACGCCCCTATTGTGATAATGTTGGTTGATTTTCGCTAGAATGTCCTCCATCTTAAAAAATGGATGGATTGACGGCGGATCAAATTTACTAGACGGAGCCCAATGACACCTTTAGGGCAGCCACAAGAGGGCGGAGAGTTGCTTGCTGCTCCTCGGTGAAGGTCGTGCGCGTGGCGAGTTGGAGGCCTTGCAGGACGCGCTGGAACATGGAGCAGCCGCCCTGCTCTCGGTTGCAGGAGGTGTGTCCCCAGTAGACGTTGTCGGCGCGCGTGCCCCGCTCGGGGTCGTCGTGGCACAGATTGAGGTAGTGCTCCTTTGCCTTGTACTTTTGCGCGACTTTTGAGAGTTCCATCGGCTGGCAGCAGTACTTGCAGGTGTGCGCCCCCGCCACCGGCTTTTCGGGGAGATCAAGAAGCCGCTGCATCGCATCGCTCATGGGGGGCGCGCCGGCGAATCCGTAGAGTTGGGCAATGAGTTTGCGACAGATGGCGTTCTGCTCGGCCTTCGTGGCGAACTCGTGGGCGTCGACGCCCACGGGGAGCGGATCCTTTTGGAAGGCGTCCTCATCAAAGCCGGGGGGGATGACGAAGGTGTTGCGGGCGCGGCGATTGAACTGGGGCTTGTAGCTCTCCAGGCTTGCAGCACGCGCGGTAGCAGCAGCAGCAGTCGCGGCAGCAGCAGAGCAGAAAGCAGCGGCAGCAGCAGCAGTCGCGGCAGCAGCAGTAACAATGCGCTTGTACGTCTCAATCGGGCAGCTCTTGGCGTTTCCGCAGGACTTGTAGGAGTCCATCACACACTTCCCGATCATCTCTTCCATGGTGCCTTTCACACTCTCGTCAAGGGTGCCGGCCGCCGAGCGGAGCCCACCCTCCGTGAAGGAGACGACATCAAAGTCCCGCACGAGTTCTTCGGAGGGAGTGAACGGCTGAAAGAACTGGGCGAACTCGGGGGGCGTGAAGACGAGGGCCTTTTCCAGGTCGTACATCTTCACTTTCACCGTTGACCCGTCATTCAGCAGAACCTTCGCCGGAACTTGGGCGACGATGTTCTTGCCGTGCACAAAACGCTTGACGGGGAGTACGAAAGCGGTCAGCATGGGATGGGTATCCTATTCGGCAAATGCGAGTTCAATTTTGTAACGTCTAGTACTAAAGTTAAGTACTCCCCATAGATAAGGCCACTCTGTGGCCTTATGATATTGGAGTGACTTAACCTTTTCGTTCTAGCCATCAGAGCATAGTACTTAATTTAAGTACTATGCGGTATCGGCTCACGAATGTAATGCCCCCCGCCCGCCATCATGGATCCGAAGTGCTCGTAGCCGCCCTTTAGGGCGTTGGAAATCGAGTGAATCATGTGGTTCGTGTGAATAGGGCTGATACGGGGAGGAAGAGCGCGCATCGCCCGGAACTTTGCGGGGGCGTTCGGGACAAGCTGGAAAATCCCTTGATACCTTTTGGGGCGAATCAGCCAGCGGAGAGTCGGCTGAAGGCAGATGGGGCAGGTAGTGGACCCGTGTTGCACACTTTTCGGGCGCTTGGAATTGCAGGCGACGCAGCAGCCTTCGGGGGTTTGTAGCGGGTCGTTCATGTTCACGCGCAGAATGTAGGCTGTGCCACCCTCTTCGTAGTCCGTCACGTACAGCGTACACTCCACGAGGTATTGATCCACCTCGTTTACAATAGGCTCAACAATCTTCACGAAGTACCCCTCTGCGCGCAGTGGCCATAAGCACTTCTCTTCGAACCTTGACATCGTTTGTGTGACTCGGATAATTCGCCCCGTGTCTTCAATTTTAATATCATCTAACAGCAAAAAAATTACGGAGGGTGGTTTCGATCCACCGACCTCTGGGTTATGAGCCCATCGCAATTCCTCTTTGCTACTCCGTATGCGTCCCCCAGGGGGGACAAATATCTCTTGGGGAAAAATCGGCGTTCAATTTTTATTCTACGCCGTTTCACATTGTCGGGGTTTTCGTGGGCCCTTTGCAGCACTTCTTCGTGCAGCCTTTAGAACACACTGACGCGTCCGAACCCCATGCTTGGACGCCCCCTACACGCTTTCTGCCCACGGTGGTTGGAGCCGCTTTCTTTTTCTTTGAATTGTAACCGCCGCCACCGCCGCTGTAAGCGTTACCACCTTCCCACTCCTCCGCCAGGTCGTCGTAGTAGTCAGAACTCTCGTTGCTTTCGGCCATTTGAATCGGGGCCTTCTGCCCCAGGCCGCCGACTTCAATTTTATTCGTAACGTGGCTTCGGTGTCGGCGAACGAGCCGGCTTTAGTAGGTTCGGAACTTCCACAGCCAAGTCTTCAAAAGGATCCTCTTTGGTGTCAAAGTCGGATGCTAACCACATGATGTCGAGTGGGCTTTTGTGTGTGGCCAACATGTGCATCGCCTTAATAGTGCCGTCCAATTGCTTCACGAGCGCATCGGGCACGGGATCATCCATGAACTTCAGCGACTTCACAAGGATTCTGCCCATGCTGCCTATAGCTAAAGCCGCATTTCGTTCGGCCTCGCCGTCGCCAATGCTGATGATGCCGCGCACGCCCATATCGATCACCTCGCGCTGAAAGGCCAACCGTTTCCACAGCATGGGATTCTTGTATATCTCGCTGTAGAGATCGGCTGCCGAGATGATGGGTAAGCTGAGGACGAGTTCACTGATACTCGGCATGAAGAGAGTGCAGCCGAGCTGGACCCAAGACTCGGTGGCGTTGGTGAGAATGATGACTCTTCCGTAGCGTTTCGCGCCGTTTATGAGGGCGGCCACGTAGGGCGCGATCGATTCACACATGGCGATCATGTCGGGAGTGAGTCCACTGGTACCGTGCGGAAGTACACGAAAGCCCTTGATTTCTAGCCATTTAGAGGGAATGAGCGTGTTGTCCCAGTCCAAGATGAAGAGGAGATCGGACGAGTACACGGCTTCCATCGGGGGGTAAAAAATGTGGGTGGGGGCGGTTTCTATTCAAATTTTATCGGCACGTCCCTTAGCACAGCGACCACACGGGCGACTTCTTGGGCCCCTGGGTGAACGTCGTGATCGACCGGGCCTTGAGCTTGTAGAGGCAGCTGTTCACGTCGCTCTTGATTAGCCCGGGGTTCGTGGGCAAGAGCTCGACGAACAGGTTGCGCGCCGTGGACTTCTTTTGTTTGAGGAGGGTGCAGATGGAATCGGCGAGCGTACTGGCTGGTGGCGAGGAGGATACCGAGGATGTGGTGGACTCGGTGGACTCCTTCTCTAAGCAGCCGTTCATGTACTCCCGCGTGAGCTTGCAGCTGAGCTCGTAGGCCTGCAGGCGATCGCATTCTGCTTGCATGAGCTCGTCCTCTAGGAGCTCGTAGTCCGTGTGTGCCTTGGCAAGGTCTGCCTTGAGCCGCTCAATCTCCAAGTCGCGAGGGTCTGTCGGCTTGAAGCAGTAGTTGAGAACGCCCGTCGCCACGACCGCCCACAACATCGCGAGCATCACGAAGGAATCGTCGTAGGGGCTAAAGGCGTAGCAGATCCCATTGCTCTTAAAGGAGAGGTTGGGATTCGGCATAGGCAAGGCGAGCTGAGTGGAGTAGGGCACAATGTGGTTAGTGTTAGACATCGTCGGCATCTTCGGGCTGGCGAGGGATACTACCGTTTTACGCGGACGCCGCTTCAATTTTAAAAAACAGACCTGAAACCCGCCAAAAAAAGGGTGGCGTCCCTCTTTTCAAAGCCGAGTCATCAGTTGCCGGTGTACAGCGCGCCATTGATCCGGAAGCTGCACCAGCTCTGGCCGTCCCAGTGCGCGTGGGCCCTGCAGGAGGTGTGCCTTTTGGTCCAGTCAATCACCTCGCAGTTGTCGCAGCAGATCCAGGGGTAGTTCCCCGAGGCCACGCAGCGCTGAACGCGCCGCTTTTCGGTGGCGCGGAGCTTGGCGGCCCGCAACTCAGCTGTGGCACGCTGTGCCTCAAACACCGCTTCCACGGCTGCAACTGCGGCGGCGGCAGCGGCCTTCATGGCCTCCTCTGCGGTGTGCTCCTCGGCCCTTGTCAACGCGCCCAGGCGTGCGCGCGTCTCGTCCGTGTCGAGGTGCAGGGGCAGGGTCCAGACGCGCCGCGCCGGATTCCATTTACCGCCGAGTGCCTTGATCGTGTCCTTGACGATGTAGGTGTTGCCTTTCAGAACCAGCTGGCTCTCCTCGCGGGTCATGGTGATAGGCGGCATTCTTGGGGTTCAAACGATATTGCTTTGCGGGGGCTTTCGTTTGGGGTACTTTCCAACGGCGGGTGCGGCGGCTTCAATTTTATTCGGGCTTTTGGCGCCTGAAAAAAAAGGGTGTTTCTTTTCTTTTGTTGTTATTTACCCCGTTTTTCCTTTTGCTTTTAGGCCCGGTCCTTGTACATGGAGTTATAGGCGCGCAGCGTGTTCTCTTTGCGCGTACCCGTGCAGCGCGCAACGAAGACGCCGACTACCCCGTCTTTGTGGCAGACTTTGACGCGGTTGCCGCCCGTAGAGCCCAAGTCTAGCTTCTTTGGGGGTGCGCCCGCCTCCATGCGCTGGTACAGTTCTCCGTCAATGAAGTCCAGAACCTTCCAGCCGCGGTGCTGACCCTGCCAAGTGCCGTCAGCCAATCGCTTCGGCTCTGCCTCCACGAACGGGTTATGCGTGCGGTCGCGTGTGCCCTCTGCGGGGACCAAGCCGTTCGCAGGGTCGTCGCGGAAGCGCGGCCACGCAGTGGCCCACGTGTCCTTTTCGGCGGCAAACCAGGCCCCCACGTACGTACGCACGTCACGCACGCGCCCCGCCACGCGCGCCGAAAGCGAGATGTCGGCGAAGCAGCCGAGGCGCTGGAGCAGGCGATCCGCCTCCACCTCCAGCAAGCCCGTCTCGGGGCACTCGGCGTGGAGCGCGTGACCCGTCGCGCTAGAGCGCACGCGGTACATGGGCACCGGCGACGTACGCACGTCAATCTTCTTCTTCTCCCACGGGTTCGTTAGGAAGGTGTCGTAGTTGATCTTCCCCGCCGAGAGCAGGAAGGTGCGCGTGTGGCCGTACACGCGAATCGGCTGGAAGCCGCCGTAGCGCTGCTCGTAGTGGTTGACGCGCTCCTGCGCCTGGGAAATCGTGCTGTACTGGACGACGTTGCGGTAGTCGTGCGTGGCGAAGATGCGGTCGTGGCAGGCCCACTCAGTGGAGCGGGAGGACGTCTGGTCGATCACGAGGAGGATCGGCGTCTCCGTGGTTTGGCGGCGCCAGTAGGTGGGCGAAGACCACTGGATCTTTTCGGTGCTGATCTGGTCGCACTTGATGCCCATGTCGTCGCCCTTGTCCACGACGACGATGAACTCCGCCAGCTCGGGGAAGGAGCCGATGTTCTGGAGGAACTGGTGGATGGCCTTGTTCTTTTTGATGTCCGCCTGCTTGCCGCCCAACTCCGAGTACGACAGGCGCAGGACGACGAGGTTGCGCTTGGGCGTAACCGCCATGGACGCGCGCAGGTCCGCCACGATCTCCTTGCCCTGCGGGGACAGGACGAAGGCGTCACCCTCCTTGTGGAAGAAGGGGAGAGCCTCGTGCACCAGGCCGGCATCCAGGAAGCGCCCGGGCCCGCAGTAGCCCTCCGGCGGCGTGTACTCCACGCGGTGGCCGTCCGTCACGAAGCCCTCCATCATCTCGTGCAACTCGGCGTCTTCCACTTCGCCGGAGTAGAGCACCTCTTCGGGCGTGGCGCTGTAGAGGATGTTGGTGATGCAGGCGACGTCGCGCGTGACCTTCCACACCTGGCTCAGCATCTGCTTCGAGCCCGAGCCGTGGTCGCACTCGTCCAGGTGGAGGACGATCGTCTTTTTCTGGAGGCGCTTGTTGAAGAGCCACTTGAGGAAGGCGTCCACCTTCTTCTGCGTGGTGATGGAAAAGACCTCCATGTTCTGGTCCTTGAGCTCGTCGCGCTGGTCCGCGTCCGCCGTGCGGTGCCAGGCGGATAGGAAGGCGTGCACGCGCGAAGACTTTTCCACGGAGTCGCGCATGGCGATGTACTCCACCATCTCGCGCTTGCCGCACTTCACCGGGGCGCGCACGATGATCCGGCGGTTATCCCTGTCCTCCAGAAGGGGGAGGATATCGGTGCGGACGAAGTTCGTGAGGTGGGGGCGCTGCGTCTCAAAGACGGATACGGGCCAGGGCTTGGGGGGCGCTGCGCTGGACATGGTGGGGTCAAACGAAAGGTCTCTCAGGCTTTCGTTTGGGGTACTCGCTTTGTAACCGCTTTGCCGTTCAATTTTTTTACGGAAATTGAACCGAAAAAATGTGGGTTCCGCTTTGACTCCCTTTGACTGTCCTTTGACTGTCCTTTGACTCCCTTTGACTAAATCCCGTAACCGCCCTTTGGCCCCCTTTGACTCCCTTTGGCCCGGCTGCCAAATTTATTTTCGCCGTTCGAATTCGAAAAAAAAATTGAACGGCAAAGGGCCACCGAGGTCTGTACCCCCTAGAGAACCGAACCCCTCTAGAGCCTTCAAATGTCCAGCACTATCGCAAACATCGAGACCAACGCCGCCGCCGAGATCCTGTCGTCCATCGCGCGCCTCGAGGCCGAGTTGACCCAGGTGAAGGCCGCGTGCACCGCTGCCGGCCTGACGATTTCCCCCGCGAAGAAGTCCCGTGCGAAGTCCGCTGGCGGCGAGGAGAAGCCCAAGGCCGCGCCCAACGTGTGGATCCGCTTCACCCAGCAGGTGGACGCCGCGCTCAAGGCCGCCGAGATCTCCGTGGGCGCCGCGACGGTTTCCAAGCAGTTCGCCTCCTCGCTCAAGGACATCAAGGCCTACGCCGAGTGGACCGACGAGGACATCGTGGCCGCCTGGTCCACGTGGGAGAAGCCGGAGCAGTCCAAGATGTCGTCCAAGAAGAGCTCGGCGGCGTCTTCGGAGGCGGAGGACGGCGCGGAGCCCAAGGCGCGCAAGCCCCGCGCGAAGCTGACGGAGGAGGAGAAGGCGGCGCGCAAGGCGGAGCGGGACGCGAAGAAGGAGCCGAAGGAGCGCAAGCCCCGCGCCAAGCTCACGGAGGAGGAGAAGGCGGAGCGCAAGGCGGCGCGCGACGCGAAGAAGGCCGAGTCCGCGGCGGCTTCCGCCTCTGCTTCCGCGGCGGAGGAGTCCTCCACGGAGGAGGCCGCCGTCGCCGGTGAGCCCGCCAAGAAGGAGCGCAAGCCCCGCGCGAAGATGACCGAGGCGCAGAAGCTGGCGGCAAAGGAGAAGCGCGACGCGAAGAAGGCGGCGGCGCCCCCCACCCCGGCGCCCCCCCCCCCCCCCCCCCCCCCCCCTCACCGCGG